ATGAAACTCAACAAATCTACTGTTGATGCTATTCCATTAACTGAAAAAGGTCAAAAAATATATAGAGATGCAGAACTGATCGGTTTTGCTGTTCGGGTAACTAATAAAAGTAAAACCTATATTGTTGAAAGGAGGCATGAAGGTGAACTCTATCGAGTGACAATTGGTAAAACCACCGATATTCCTGCAACAAATGCTCGAGCAAAAGCTCAGATGATTCTGGCGAAAATTTCAAACAATGAATATGAAAAGCCTATCAAATTAAAGAATGTTGCTAATCCTTTAGATATTACAGTGAATGAAGCTCTTCAAATTTATATTGATAGAAATGACTTTAGGCCGAAAACAATTAGGCAATACCATAAATACTTTGATTTATATTTAGGGTGGGGCAACAAAAAGCTTTTCCAGATATCTAAGCAAGAAGTATTGGATCGATTTATTGAGGTATCAGAAGTAAGTGAGTCGTCAGCAAATGGTGCTGTATCTCTTTTAGGTACTTTATGGAAGTATATTCATGTTCTTTATTCAACAGATGAGAACCCGATCCTTAAAAGTAATCCAGTTGACATTATTTCCGTAACAAGAGGTTGGAATAAAATAGCAAGTAGGGATAGACATCTCCATAAAGACATCATTCACAAATATTACAATGCGGTGCTTCATTATGAAGATGAGTTGAATCTGGAAAATACTGCTAGGTCAAACACGCATCGGGATATCGTATTGATGTGCATGTATACGGGATGCCGTAAACAGGAGGCATGTTGTCTAAAGTGGGCTGATGTAGATATTAAAAATGGTACCTTAACTTTTAGAGATACCAAAAATGGTTCAGATCATACTTTTCCTATTGGTGATCATCTACACAGTATTTTGCGTGAACGTTGGTTATTAAGAGAAAACGATTGGGTTTTCCCAGCTACTAAGATGCCTACTTCGTGGAATATGCATGCAACTAAGGTAGATACATTATTGAATAGAGTGGGTAAGGAAGTTGACTATTACGTTTCAATGCATGATTTCCGTCGTACATTTGCCACTATATGCAACCTTTTAAGATTTAATATTTATGTGACAAAAAGACTTCTTAATCACACGGCTAAACCAAGAATTGATGTGACAGGTGGTTATGTTCAAATTCCAGATGAGGAATTAAGAGCTTCGATGAATATGATTGAGGCGGTTTATCAAGGAAAGATTGATTGCTTCAACTACCAATCTGTTTGGACAGAAAGATTAAAAGAAATAAAGGCGGTTTAACCGCCTTAAACTGTTGCAAGCTGTGCTGTATTAAGCACAGTCCTGCTTTGCTCATACTTTAAAACGTCTTTCTTTTTATATGAAACACGTCTTCCAATTTTCGAAAAAGGCAGTGATGATTGATCACAACGCATTCTGGCTAATGTCCATGGTGAGCAATCTAAATAAAGCGCCACAACTTCTTGAGGGAACTTCTGTTCTTCATTAGCCATTATGAAGCGATCCAAATATTCTTGTTGCTCTGCATCAGATAGATTTCTCAGATCTTTTAACATTTACCCCTCCTTATTTTCCGCTTTCATAAAAGTAATCCAATGTGTATTGCTGCGCTTTCCACTAATGTGGCCAAACAATGGCTTTTGATCTGTTAGCTCTAAGATTTCACTAACTTTGATCTGTGCTTCATTCCATTTGAAAATTAAAACTCCACCTTTCACTAAAACACGGAAGCATTCCGAAAAACCTTTTTGTATATCCTCACGCCAATCCTGTGACAATTTTCCATATTTGGCAGCTAACCAACTTTTCTTTCCAGCTTGCACAAGATGGGGAGGGTCAAAAACGACTAAAGAAAATTGCTCATCGTTAAAAGGCATTTTGCGAAAGTCCATTAATACATCTGGTTCAATCACTAAGGTACGACCATCACATAATGTATGTTCTTCTTTTCGAATATCTCCATACACTACATTTGGGTTGTTTCGATCAAACCACATCATCTTTGAACCGCAGCATGGATCTAAAATTTGTGCATTCATCCCTCAGCTCCCGATTCGCTTGCTTCTTCAACTTCATACCAATTGACAAAGGCAAACCCTGAATCACATTCTATTTCACCCTTGTGATTGCAATTAGGACACTGAACCTTGTCCCCATTCCACAAGTAGCACCCAATGCCACGTTCAGTTGTTATTTCTGCATAGTCGCCAAAACCACAATTAGAGCAAGCATCAAGCCAAGTAATTTTAAGAGCTTTCATTTTGATCACCTGCTGCTTCAACCATTGCCTTATATCCGGTTTTACTCAGCGTCGACATCGGCGCGACTGAATATCGTTCGTATGCTTGGAACATCTTTTCTGTTGGAACTCTTGGTAAAAGAACATAACCCTCTGGCACCGACTGAGCTTTGGCTTTTTCTAGCTCTGCATCACGATGCTTTGCACATCTAAGCCAAGCATCCCAACGGCTATTCATGTTGCTTATTTCTTTCTGAGCAATTTCAGAAGGATTGTTTGATCTAGTCATAAACAGTTCATGCTCATGACTAAAAATAATGTCTCTTCTTCCTTTGTAATATTGGAAGGTATTTAGAAAAGCCTCTCTTTCCTTATTCAAATCTGTCATGCTGCCGTCTCCATATACTTATCTGCCAAATCATGCATTAGTAGGTTTCCTGAACCTGACTCATACCAAATACCTAATTGGCCCTTATATCTAAATCGCAAAAGTTCGTTTTGTTCTGTTCTGCTAAATACATCAGCCCCTTGATCTACAAGCCAGTTCGAGAAATCTTCAAAATAAAATGGTGGTACAGCTACTCGGTTTTTATAACTTCGGTTACTGCCATACCGACTTCTTAATATTTGCCAGTCGTTCATGCTGCCACCTTTAATTCTTCGATTGCCTCATCAATCTGTTTATTGAATTGGCGTACATTTTCTTCTAAGCCTTTAATGTCTAGGTCTTTTTCATAGACACGAATAATGATGATCTTTAGTCCTTCCGGTAGACGCGGGTCATAGCTCACAAAGTCACACCATTCACGACGAGTACAAGCCAATTGACTAGTGATTTGAGGGATGTACTCATCTGGTACTTGCTTAGTCAGAAGGGTATTCAAATGCGTTGTAGTATCTGGGCACTTAACTTCGATTTGCCCGTTATCACCTACAAGCCCATCCGGTGAAGCTCCGAACATTTCAATGAAAGGGTGGTCAATTAAACCTGTTCCAACTACAAAGTTACCCGTCTCATTTTCATAAGCCGCGATTGCATAAGGCTCGTTATCAATACCCCATTGCATTGCTTGGTTTGTGAAAATTTCCTTCTGAACGCCAGTGAGGCGCTCAGCTAGAATTATTAAGCCCAATGCATTTAAAGCTTTACCTTTATTTGGCTTGGCATTTAAATCCTTAACTCGGCTTGCTGTGACTTTGCCACAGCGTTCCGAATGCCAATCTTCACTACGCTGGAGAATGTTCATACACTTGTCCTTGTGGTTGATCAGCATGTTGAGCTGCTTCTTTTAATGAAGCGCTATGCTTAGTCCAGAAGTATTTTTTGCAGTCGCCCTGAGGCAATTCAGCGTAGCCAGTTTGCAAAGCTTCTGTACCTTCCATGGCCAAAGCGCGCATGTTGTCTAAATGTTGCTGCTCATAAGCTTCATAACCTTGAGGAAGATCTGAACTAACGGTCTGAACGGTAGGGATATGACAATCATCAATACGACGAGCTTCGTCTTCGTCATAAATACCTGAGAATCCAAAAGCAACACGGGCACATTGAATTAAAGCCTTATGACGTAGCATCCGTTTTGGGTATTTTTTCCAAGGTTCTGAATTACCCTGACATTCAGACAAGTATTCAGTTACAACAGTAGGGTGGTTACGGTCTTTACGGAAAATCTTGCATGTGCATGACTCGTCGTCTTGTTCAAACTGGATACCATCACATACAGGATTGTCATTAATAATGCGCGCCCACCCATCAATACCAACAACTGGTGTGATGCCCCCACCTTTGGCAGGGAATGCATAAATTTCTTTTGTAAAAGGGTTTAGCTTGTACTGGTTTGCAACAATTAATAGAGAGAGAAATTCATCATTTGTTGCTTTCTTAAATACTGTATTAACAAGAGTATTTGCTAACTCAGCAGGATCAACATCTTGCATATTAAAAGCTGATGCAATCTTGCTAACTTGCGACAAAACAATATTACTCATCTTCTAATCCTCAAAATTTAATAGATACGTGTGGAACTAAGCCTTTATTGATTGCCTGCAAAATCTCTTTGCTTTTTGCTTCATCAATACCCAAAGCCAATAAACCTTTAAGTGCTTCATTACAGATTTTTTTACGGTGTGCTTGGTTAGCTTGGCGCGCTTCTTCTGCTTGGAGTTCTGCCTCTAGCTTTGCTGCTTGCTCAGCTTCAATACGTTTGCGTTCTGCTTCTGCTGCATGTTGTGCGCGTAACTCAGCAGCTTCTTTTTCAGCAACTAAACGAGCTTCACGTTCAGCGGCTTCACGTTTTTCACGCTCTGCTTTTGCAATAGCTTCTTGTTTTTCACGCTCTACACGTTCAGCTTCTTCTTTGGCTTTACGTTCAGCTTCAAGGCGGGCTTTTTCAGCAGCTTCATGTGCAATGCGTTCTTCATGTTCTCGTTGTAAACGCTCTTGCTCAGCTTTGCGTAAGCGTTCAAGTTCGGCAGATTCAGCTTCGAATTTTTCACGATCCACAAGGGCAGTGCGTAACTTGTCTAAAGTCTCAAGTTTTGCTAGTTTGGCCTCTTGCTCGTATTCCTCAAATGAAGTATCTACTTCAAAACCTTCAAGCTCTAAGATGCGACTTTTAATTTCAATAGACTCTTGATAAGGAGTACGCTCGTCATGAAGGCTTTTAATTGCACGAATATTTGCTTGATGTTTTTCAACACGATCTTTCTCAGCTTGTTCCCAAGCATCGCGTGGTGCCAAAACCTCATTGCGCAATAAATCAAGCTTCTTAACAATTGAGATTCGATCATCATCAATCACTTTGATTTGGGCTTTTTGTTCAGCTACTAATTCTTTGCCGCATTTCTCAATAAGTGTTTTTGACTTACTGATTTTTAACGCAAGCGAACCAATCGCATCACGGCCTTTTTTAGTGCTTACATCTGGCACATGAGAACAAACTTCTTGAGCAATGCGCTCATACAATTCATCTGTACCGCCACGTTTAGCGAAAGCCGCTACAATTACGTTGTGTTCTAATACTTGTAATTCATTAACTTGTGTATTTACTGGCGCATTCATAATCTTCTCCTAATTCTTTTCTACTGGGCGTTGTTCTAATGACAATCCCCAATCTGAAATTGTTTTTCGTGGTTTATTGCCAAAGAAGTGAAGGTACTCATTTGCTGGAAGCCACTTCCCGTAAGTCATTGGCACAGGCGGAACATCAAATCCAAAAATGTCACCATTTGAATCTTGCGCAATGAATTGAACTTCTTCGGGTGCATCCGACCAATCGTATTTAGTCTCCATCCCCCACCTCTCAACTCTTCATCAGCCAACTCTTCGGCGTAGTATTTAAGCTGCTCGTTTAAGCTGTTTACTTGTGCTTCTGTGAGCTTGAAACGTAGTCCTGTAGGTGACTCTATGCCGTCTTTATCTACGACTACTGCATGAGTTCTTGTGTCTACTGAAAGCACTTCATATTGCTGATCACGAGCACATTCACTGAACTGGTCATTTACTTCACGAGTATCAAAAGATGATTCAGCTTTGATCTGGCAATTAAGGACATTGCAACCCCAAGTAAGGTCGAAATAAACCGTTTCGCCTTCTACTTGAATGTCACTAGACAAATCCAAGTAAGGAAAGCTAGGGCAGAGCAACTCAGGTTTAGCGAACATATTCATGAGTTAGTACCTCGTATCTTTCTGAGTTGCTCTACAACTTGCTTGATCTCGTCCTCAGTTTTCCAAATACCAATAAATTCATTTCCTTTATCGCCATGAACTTCATAGAAATAACGACGGTATCCATCTGTTTTTCCATCATCTAAGATGTAAACATGACAATCTTCTTCTGGCTCAAAAGGCTTCGGCAGCTCAAGTTCAAGCTTGATGGTTTGGGGTTTGAGGCGGAACTTGGTTTTTCCACTTAAAACATCATTCTTGATATCCCAATCCACTGTATTAAGAACATCAACCCATTCAGGTAGTTGTGGGAATTCAGCTTTTTTATATTCCTCCCAATACTCAACCTCCTTCCCATCCGCCAAAGCTCGCAACGCCTCCGCACCGCTAATCAAGGCTGGGTCTTGGGGTTGGGTGATTGGTGTCAAACTATTCGCAATATAGTTTTCATAGTCATTTGATTTATTAATAGCTGATTTACACCATTCACCCTGCCAGTAATAAATGACCTTGTCGCTAGTTAAATAGATTGATTCATCCCGCTTGTCGCGATGATTCGCATCCTTCACATCATTCCGCTTCAACACAACAAGGTCGCGGAGTTGAGGGAGGGTGAGTTCTTGGCAAAGATCATTGTAGTAATCCCAATGCTTCATCGAGTCACAGCCAATCTCACCATTTTGAGTGTAGACAAAGCCAAATCGTTTGCTCTGTCTGTTTGAATACCCAAGCTGTACAAACAACTCCTGAGCCTCTTTGCTCGCCGCTTCATCTTTAACTTTGATTTTGTAGTTATCCATGAGAGGGCTCCTTGTGCGAATCGACATGTTTCGAGCGCTCAGCAAGCATTGCATCTGCTACTTCATATGCACGAGCAGCTAGAGCTTCTTCATTTGCCCAAGAGAAATCTTCACCTTGAGCCGCCAACTCACCTTGCATAGCTGCGATTGCAAATTGATCGCGTAAAGTTAGTATTTCCATCACTTCACCCCCTCAACCTGAACGCGGACATAAAGGTTTTCTTTTGCTTTGAGTTCGTTGACGTGTTGCTCGTC